GTACATTTTTAAATTTTTACAACCTATTAAGGAACGATTAAAGCAGAATGTTAGAGTTTTGTTTGATCCTAAGAATATTAATCAGAAAATGTTTGAAGGTAAAATGAAACCATTTGAAGGTCAAGTTCCAATTATTCAAGCAGGATTAGAGGTTTTGAAAAGAAGTAGGTTTGTTTATTTGGCTTGTACCCAGGGGTTCGGGAAGAGCTTAAGTGCAGCAAAAATTAACCATTGTCACTTATATCAAAAGAAACAAAATTATGTTACTTTGATTATGGCTCCTGCAATTACATTATCTCAATGGAAAGATGAGATTAAAAATAGTATTGGTGATAAAATTAATATTTACACAATCAAGAAAACATCTGAATTTATTAATATTTATAATAAAACTCATTTACAATTTGATAGACCAACATATTTCCTTGTTGGAAAAGAAACGTTTAAATTAGATGCAAAAAGAGTTTCTGGAATCAATATTAGAACAATGGAAATAAAGTATAAAAAAGAAGTACAAAGTGGAGGATATTATAGTTATTCTCAAATCAAAGAAATCAAAGAGAAGATTACTATCGCATGTTGCCCAGACTGTGGTAGACCATTGCAGAACGAATTAAGGAAAAAGGAAGATGTATTTTTTACAGCAAAAGATTTTGAAGGTAATCCTAAGAAAAGTAATTATAAATGTTCAAATTGTGATGCAGTTTTATGGCAATCTACATATGACAAGACAAAGAAAAGTAGTTTAATAAGATTTATTAAAACTAAGAATATTCATTTTGATTCTGTCGGGATCGACGAAGCACATCAGAACAGAAATGGAGAATCGATTATCGGTAATTCTACTAGGACATTATTTAATTATGCTAAGAAAATATTGTTGCTCAGTGGTTCCAGTAACTCAGGATATAGTTCAAGTTTCCACAGTTTATTATTGGGATTAATACCAAATAAACTCAAAGCAAATGATGTTATGGAAATGGAAAAATTTATTAAGACTTATGGAACATTAATGGCAGTCTCTAAAAAGAAAGATGGAGAATACTATCGTTCAGGTCGTAGTGAAATTAAAGATAGCGAATTCAAGGAGATAGAAGGCGTGAATCCAATTTGCTTTGCTAAATACTTAGTTGAGAACTATATTTTTGCCACTTTAGACGATCTAGGAAAGGATTTGCCTGACTTAAATGAGTTCTATGTACCTATCAGTCAAACAGATGAAATGGAACGCTTAGAGAGGCATTTATGGGGAGAGATTAAGTCAGCAAACGCTTTCAATGCTAAAATGTACGAAGATTCTATTGTAAAACATTATATTAATAATCCTTTTGACTGGAATTCTATTCCTATTAATCGTGGTGAAGAAAGTTATAAAGAAGTTCAACCAAGATGTATTAATGATTGTATTTTACCTAAAGAACAAAAATTATTAGATATTGTATTGCAAGAGGTATCAGAAGGAAGGAAATGTTGCGTCTATGTTGACTTTAATAATGGTGGAGAATATATGCAATCAGATACAATTGCAAAAAGAATCGAGTCTTTATTAATCAAAAATAATATTCGGTGTTTTACACTTAGGACATCAGTGGCTACTTATGATCGAAAAGAATTATTGGACAAGAAAAAAGACGATTTTCAAGTATTAATTACGAATGCAAAATTAGTGGAAGTGGGATTAAATCTTACATACTTATCCAGCTTTATAAATTTCATGCCATCTTATCATTATGAAACTGTTGCTCAGAGTAATAGGCGTGGTTATAGAGCTAATAGTACATTAGAAAATAGGATTTATCATCTTTATTATGAAAATAGTTGTGAGAATGGAATTATTAAGAGATATCAACGCAAAATGGCAGAAGCACAAGCAATTGAAGGTAAATTTGACGCTTGTTTGGAAGATGATGATTCTATAAGAACTGCTAGTAAATTAGGGAAAAAGATCAATGAGGGAGTCGGCATAAAGTAAGAAATAAAAATATTGACATTTATAATCAAATAATGTATAATCTATACATAGGACAAAAGATAAAAACAAAAAGGAGGAAGCAGACCAAATGAAAAAGTTACTTATCACATCAATCATTCCAATCCTTATATTATCGGGCTGTGGTGCAAAATCTAATCAAATTCAAAAACCTCAAACACAACAATCTCAAGATGATGAAGAAATGGGTTGGTTTGAAGATGAAGTTTTGGATCTTGATGATTGGGGAGAAAGCAAACACAAAAAAGTCAAACCTAAGAGTGATACAAGCACTTCTAACTTGACAAAACAATCTGCTAATACTAAATCACCTACTGTTAAATCTAAGGCTGTTACAACTAAAAAGAAGAGTTAAAGGATGTGATAATAAGTTTTATCAAGAGTTCTAATCAAATAAATTATTAAAAATAAAATGAGAGAAGGAATACATAATGGAAAAATTTAATTTAGAAAAACATTGGGATAAATTTATCAAGGGACTCGTAACCGTAAACTGCAAAACAGAAGAATTAGCAAAGGAATTTCTGTCACATTGCCATAATGAAGGAATTAAATGGTCTGATGGAGATAGTTTAATATCTCAAAATGAATGGAATAACTACAAGTCAAAAACTTGTTATTGGGGAGATAGTGGAATATCTTACTCTGAAATTTATGATTATAATGTAAGAAATAATAATGTTGTAGAATTTGTAAGACTTACTCAACCAGAAACAAAAGAAAAAGTCATGAATCCTATAGAATTCTTTGAAAGCATTGTATCTTCACAATTATCATCTCAAATGAATCAAGAAACTATAAAAAATGCGGTATTCACACTAAATAATTATCCTCCAACAACCACATCTAAAGAAATTATCGAAGTAATTTATCACAATAAAGAAACAATCGTCCTAATTAAAGCAGATAGCAGATATTATAAAGGCGTTGTCAGTTGCCATTATCAAGATATATATAATAAAGAAGAAGGATTTAAAAGAGCATATGATAAAGCTAGGGAGAATCAGAAGGGAGGGAAATATTAATGAAAATAAAAATCATTAAAAACAAACCTTCTATTGATGGCTCAAGTGATAAATATATTGGTCAAATTTTCAATGCAAAATATGAAAAAGATGGAGATATTTCAATAACTGAAGGAAAGTTATGTGCAATGACAATATATAATGGGGAATATGAGATTGTTGAGGAGCGATGAATAATATGGATATCTTAAATCTACACGATCATGTCTATGACACTTACACTAATAAAGTAAAAGGCAATAAACTGCTTACATATGAAATGGTACAGCGAAAATTAACTCGTAATTATCATTTATCCAAAAAAGTAAAACTTGGTTCACAAGAATTATGTCTCTACGGATGCTTAACATTTCTAGTAGGAGAAAATTGTGTCTTATGGTTAAAGAATTATATTGGAACTGATACCTCTTGGTTTGTTAAGGATATGAAGAAATATGAGAAACTCAATGAACAATTAGGCATTGACAATAATGCAAAAGAATTAAAGTTTGACTAAATACTAAAATAATATATAATGAAAGAGAGGAATAAAACAATTGGGTAATATGAATAAAATCATGATGCTTAAAGCAAATAGTCCTGCGATACATAAATTAGGTGATATTGGTAGAAAATGTGACGATAAAATTAGGATTCATTCGGAAGATGATACACATTACATAGGAAGTTTCGAAGAAGGTTATGGATTTATTGATGTTAAATTTAATAAGTCAGATTGTAGGCCATTAACCCAAGCAGAGCGAGAAAAGCTAAATGGCTGTTGGTATGGTATTAATGGTAATCCTTTATATAGAATTTATGTAGACGAAGAAGGAAATATTGTTAATGGTAAGACTAAAACAATCAAAGGTATTATCAGAAAAGTTACTGATTTATTAGGCAAAGACAAACATAATGGTTTTATCAATTTATTAGTAGAGTTCGGTGAAGACATTCAGTTAGGTAGAAGTATAATATTAATGACTGGTGAAGGTGCTATTACTACATCAAGAGTAACTAAAGTAGATATTCATGAAAAGCAATATATAATTAATACAAATAATAGTATTTATTATATTGAGGTGGCTTAATGGCTGAAAAGATTATAGCATATTTCAAACAAGAAGCAGATAAGGAAGTAGCAAGAAAAGCGAAAGCAAAAGAGCAAGATATATCAGGATACATAATTGGTAGCGTTTATAAAGCACAAAAGAGACGAAAAAGATATATGGGGAGGTAGTGAGTATTATAGACAAATAAATTAACTCAATTAAAGGATGTGTAAAAATATGACATTGTACTGGGTTGTATGGTTTACAGGTGGAGCTATAGGGATATTAGGAGGAATATATTGCTTGTATTATACAATTAAATACCTATAGATTTAAGAATTTACAGGAAAGGAGGATAGTTTCTATGGGGAGGAAAATGACTAAGAAAAAATTAATAGATTTACTACAGAATGATAGTTCTCCTGATAATACGCCAGTAAATATAACTTTAGAATGTACTAATAATGATGAGTGTATTGTTGGTGAAGTCATAGGTGTAACATATGAAACAAAATATAAAGAAATAACTTTAAATGGCACTTATGCAGAAGAATATTAAAGGGAGGAAATAAACAAATGCTTACAAAACCAGAAGATGGATGGAGTAACCTACAAATTGAAGATTTCTCAGAAAGAGCAAGTTATATGACCGACATTCCAAACGAATGTTTAAATGTTTTCATTAATGCTCTGCAAAATAATACTCCTGCTGTAGTTTTCTTTGATGCGGAGGGTTGGGATTTCCATTTGGTTGCATCATATTATTGTAGTTATATTATTGTGGATAAAGATGATGCAAAATTATTTACGGTTAAAAAGAATATTTATGCACTTGCAAAAGAATTATATGATGATATTAACAATAATCTTGATGATTGGACTAATTGGTATTTAGATAAAAATGATACTAAGGAAGAAAGAAGTGAGTATAGGAAAGGACTAGAAACTAAATTAAGTCAATTAAATATGGAGATTAGTTGAGAAGGAGAGTGTTAATATGTTAATGTCTGTACAAGTGGTTTCAGGAATGACTCTTTTGGGTGTTATGGGTGCAGGATATTTTTTAATTAAATCCGTAGGTGAAAAGAAGAAATCAAAAAAGAAAATCATTATCCCACATTATAGCCTACCACAAGAAAGAATTAAAATATCTAAAGATGAAGTTAAAAGTAGTAGTGCATTTGTCAACACTTCAAATACAAACAGAAGTCCACAACCTTCAAGAAATACTACACCTACTCGTAAGAGCAACAACTATTTTGAAGACGACAGTCTATTAAATAATGCAATAGGAATTGGAATTATTAATAGTTCTGTATCTGATAGTCATAAACATTCGTATGATCATTCATATAATCACCATGACTCACATGATTCTGGTTCTTATAGTTCATATGACTCTGGTGGAAGTTATGACTCAGGTGGTTGTGATTGTGGAGGGTGTGATTGATGGCAAGATTTACAGATGAAGATATGAAAAAATATACTTTGATTAAGTCTGAAGATAAAAAAGGCTGTTTAATGTGTTATAACCATACAGAATATATTGATTATATTTGTGAAGGTAGAATGTGTAGTACTGAATGTTCAGAAGCATTTTATAAAATAATGGATCAATCGTCATGTGTTGATGAGCTGTAGTTTTAATGGAATACAAAATAAATAATATTAAAAGGAGAGAAATAAAATGGATACAAAATTAATATTAGACTTTCTTAGTAAATTAGGAGAACAGGTTAGTTCTACAGGGCAGGAAGTATTTAAAATTTATATACAACAATCTTATGTGGATGGAATATCATCATTAATTTGGGCATCAGTGTTATTTCTAATATTTATTGTGGGGTGTGGTATCATAGGTTTTTCTTTAATGTCTAAAGGTAAAAAATTAAATATGAAAGATTTTTATTCTAAAAATGATTTTGAGGAAGAAAAAATTGCCTATATGGGCATTGGAATTGCATTTATTACAATAGGATGTCTTCTTTTCTTAATAATTGGAATGTCGGAATTAACAGATGGGATTAAACATTTAATCAACCCTCAATATTATGCTTTGCAAGATTTAACCAATGCTGTTAAAAGTGCGATAAAGTAAATGGAAGTTTAAATCTATTTGATGGTATTAAAGAAAGGAAGAAAATATTAATGACAAATCAAGAACAAAAAACAATTGATAAATTATACCAATTAATGGCAGACATCCAAAAAGAGAATAATGAATTCAAAAAACAAGTAAATGATCTCACAATTAAAATGAATACAAAAGTAGAAAGTAAACATCTTCCTATTACTTTGGAACAAGATATTTTATTGGTAGCACAACAATCAATTCAAAAAGCAATCCAAGAATCTATGACTAAATACGACAGTCCTTTAATTAAACTTGTTTCGTCTGTAATTAATGAACATTCAACAGAGTTGAAGCAAATTATTTCAGATAGTTTTAATGAGGTAATTAAGAAGGAAGATTTCAAACAATCAATTATTGCAGGATTTTCACATAAAATTGCTAGGGCAATTATCAGTAATAATGATGGATTATTTGACAAAGTTGGCAATGAATTAAAACAAGATGCTGTATTTAAATCTAAAATGGCATTGGCTGTAGCAAATATTGTAAATGAGTGTTTAGAAGGAGGGAGTAAATAAATTGAGTTCATTCAGAAAAGAATTTAATACATATACTTTGGAAGAATTAAAAGATAATGAATCTGGTTTTGCTATTAAAGAATCATTTATTCCTGAAGATGAAGTTAAAAGTATGCTTGATTCAATAGAAAATGGTGTTAATATTATCAAAGAAGGATTAGAGAGTATTAAAGGATTGAGTGAAATTGATAATATTTATACCATAGTAAAATTGTTATCTGATAAATTATATTAATTCAGGGAAAGTTTTAATGGAAGGAGGTGATGATATATATGATTGTAATTTAACATACATAAAAAATATTTATCAGTATATTTTAAGAATAAAAATATAGCAAAAGAAAGAGGTAATAAAAATGTTTAATAAATTAATTGAAATGGTAATATCAAATCCTAAATTAGCAAAACCAATGGTAAGTGAATTAGTTGATCAATACAAACCACTATTATATGGAGTTGCTGAAGAGTTATTTAATATCTATAAAGATTATGCTAACAATACTGAATATTTTAGCACTACCGCAATTGCTAAAAAGAATCAATATGATGCTTATGTCAATGTAGGATTTTCAGATGAGCAATCTATGAGTTTAGTGTTGAATGATGCTAAGAAATTAGAAGATAGGTTGAATAAATTGGGTTCAGGTGTTATTATGAAAAACTATATCGTATTTTCAAACTAGGTCGAGCGCAAATGTTGGCAATGTTTAAAAATCACATATATCAATATATTTGTAACGATGATAAAGATTATATTGATGCTATTATTAAACAGTCAAAGGAAGATCCAGAAATGAAAGGATTCTTGGATATTTTGATTAAGAAAGAAGGATTGTAAAATGGATGTTAATTTATTTTCATTAATTGTAAAAAAATTAGGTGATTCAGATTTAGACGATTTTTCGTATACAAAAGACGGTAAAATTTATGGGTTCAAGGAGGTTGGAGATGATAGTTGGGACGATCAAGGAAAATATCAATACAAATATGAAGAAGGTCAACTAATGGAAATGGACGATAAATATGTAGAAGTTCAATTATTTCCGTTCGGAGTAACACGTTCCGTGTCAAGAAGTGGTTCATATTTTTCAGATTATTACTATGGGAAAGATGAATACGAAATGTTTGAAATTACATCAATTGAGATTCCAGAGGTTATTATTCCTGCTCATATGGAAGATAAATGGAATAAGCTTAAAATTGATTTAAATAATATTATTGATGAAGAGGAGGAAAATAAAAAGAGAATTGAGGCTGAAAGAATTAAATTAGAAGAAGATGCTAAAGCAGAAAAAGATAGATTGACTAAACTTTATCCTATGAACAATAATGATATAATTAAATTAGTAAATAAGAGTTTAAAAAAGAAAGGGTTGGAGAAATTTACGTTACAAGATATGCGAAAAGAGTATTTTGACATTGTAGTAAAAAAGAAACTTGAAAGTCAGGAATGGATTGATTATCATAGGGGTTTACAAGAATTACAAAAGGAAGGCGAATAATGAAAGAATTAATAATTCTAGACAGTGGCAAATATGAAGTTGTTTTAGACCAAACAGATGGTAAATTTAATTTCCATGCTTTACGATATGGTGAAAAATGGAGGGAATTAACAGGAGATAATTTAGTTCTTGTTATGTTTAATAAAATTCAGGATTTGGAAGATAAATTATTAGTATATGGAATTAAATAAATATAATTAATTACATAGAAAGGAGAGAATTAATAATGGATTTAAAGAAAGCCCTAGCAACAAAAGGTGGAGTCATACATATCGCATATCTAAAATCCAACATGAGTTTATGTTTACAATATGTTGGTGAAGATATACAAAATATTCAAGATAAGAACGTTACTTGTAAAAGATGTTTAAAGGCATATGCAAAAATAGAAGGGAATGGTGAATAAGTTAAATATAAAAATAAAAATATGTTGACATAAAGTTGTGAAAATGTTATACTTATTAAGTAGAGAAATTACATATTACATAGAAAAGAGGTGAAAAAATGAAGGATTTTGTAGTCGGAAGATCGGAGGGAATCGTTTATACAAATAATAATTTATTGTATAAGCAATTTACTAAGGATAATCAATTATTTAAACCTAAAAAGAAAGGTGAGATACATATGGATTTTATTAATAAAATGGTAGAAAAGATCAAAGACGCTAAAAATGATGCAGAAATTAAAGAAGTATTGAGTGAAGTATATTTTAACACACAATATGATTCTGCAATTAGAGCAGAATTTGATAATAATTTCTAATTATAAAATAAATCGAGGTGATAAAAATTAATTGAGTTTCAACAGACCTAAAAACGAAACAGAAACACATTTTCTATTAAAAGAAATATCTAAATACATATTATTCGGTTGGGGTTATAAGATGTTAGCTACAGAGGTAGGTGGCATGTGGAATTTAGATATTGGCAAAAAGAGAAAAGAAATCATTGATTGTGTTGGAATTAAAAAGGTTAGAATAGCACCAAGGAAATTTCATTATGATATGAAGGGTATAGAAGCAAAAGCAAGTCTGAGTGACTTTAAGAATGGATTTTGCTGTGCTCCTGCAATGAGTTACATAATTTGTCCTGTTAATGTTATTCCAATTGAATTAATACCAAAAGATATTGGATTGATTGAAGTGGATCTTGATAACTTTGAGTTAAAGAAGTATTCTCAGAAGATTTCTGATATGAAAGGTGTTGCATTAGTTCGAAGGGCAAAGAAGCGAATTGATTCTAGGTTTAAATCAGAAGAAGCATATAGAAAATGGTGTGAAAAGTGTTTAGAAAGAGTTGCTTATAGAAGTAGTAGTGAATTATTGTTTTGGAGGAATTATATAGAGTTTAGTAAATAGAATTATAAAAATAAATATATTGGAGGGATTAAATTAATGAATGATAGTTTAGAAATACTTGAAGAAATTAAAGAATACATAAATAAACATTATAAAGCATATTGTTGTGGTTACACAGAACTTAGATCAGAAGGAAACGGAAATGATGTATTTAGTGACGGTTGTAGCAATGGAGAGGCATGGGCATTATATTCTATCGGAAATATTATTGGAATGGAATTAGAAGAACCAGAAGAAAGTGATGATGAATATTAATCAGTTCAAAGTTTAGTTTTCTAGGACATAAAAATAAAAATATTAGGAGGAATCAAAATGAATTTAACAAGCGAGAATTTAATTAATTGTTTTGAAATGGCTAAGGCAAAAAGTATGAATTATGTGGCAGTTCTTATTGAGATGGAAGGTTTTGATAGGCCAGAGGTAATTATTAATCCACTTTTAAATTTTGATAAAAAATTCAAATATTATCTCGATGCCTATGATGAGAATTTAAATCATAAACACGCTCCAGGAATTAAGATTGTTGGTTTTACGTATAGTAATAATTTTGAAGATATTGAATTTGAATTAATGCTGTAAAGGAGGTAAACTGTGGAACTAAATATAAAAACCTTAGAACATGAAACTATAGTTTGGGCATGTGCATATAATGAAGATAATAATTATGATTATTCGCATTTAAAACAATTACCAATACGAGGAATGATTCTGGATAAATATAAGGCAGAAATTGATAAACCAAAATATAGTAGTTGGGTATTCGCTCCAATTAATAAAAAAGGTGAAATGATTAAAAGCAAGGTAGTGGATGTGTATTCTAGACACTATGCAAATACATATGAGGAATGTGTTGAAGTCTATAATGGATTAGTTCAAATGAGAATTGATAGATTGAATGAGATTATTACTGAGTGTGAAACGCATAAAATAAAACTTAATAAAGTAAGCAGTTATTTTAAGGAGGTGATAAATTGAGAAAAGTAAGATTCCTCAAAGACTTTAATTCATTTAAGAAAGATACGTATCGAGTTATTATGGAAGAAACTGCATTGCATTATCGCATTCAAGTTAATTTAGATGGTGATAAGTTGTATTGGATTCATAAGTCAGATTGTGAGGATATTTATCAAGTAGTAGAGAGGAGTTAGATATTAAAAGTGAAAAGAGAATTCATTGGTGTGGGTATGAAAGTAATACCTCATTCAAAAAGTTATGGTGGTTTAAAAAATAGTTCTATTTGGCAAAGTGCAAAAAATAAGAATCAACCGTATCTATTTGTTTCTAGAATTCAAAGTGATAAAATTATTCTAAACGATGACATTGATGATGAGTTTGGCGATTTCTTCCTACCAGAAGATTTTGAACCATACATAGAAGAAAGAGAGAGTGTTAAAATGAGCAATTATAATAAAGGTGATCTAGTTCGGGTGGTTGATGGTAGTTATTCTCTGACAATTGAGAATGGAGATTTTCGTCATTCCTATGGAGTAGAATTGACAGGTAGGGATTTTGAAATATTACATACAGAATTAAAACTACCATCAACAGATAAAGATCAATTCAATACCATGATTTTAAAAGCAAAAGATATTGGTCAGATCGTGTATACTCAAGAACGAATGGTTAAACCAGTCGAAAAAGTAGTGCCAGAAGTTGAAAATGTTATTCAAAATATTACAATTAATATTACAATTGATTCAAAAACAGATATTAATGATTTTGTGAAAGAATTGTCATCAAAAATGAAGAATTTAGGCAATTATTAGACCCTCAAGAAATTTTCATTTTATGGGGTTATGCTTAAAATGACCATAAACTCAAATTTTCAATAAAATCAGTAAAATAGTCCTGTAACTGTTGCTACATAAGGGTTTGTGGTCATTAAATAGGCGTAAATAATTATGTTATATATGCTATCCTTTAAAAGTGGAATTTTATTTGGTTTGGTTTTTATTAGAAGTAAGAAATAAAATATGTTGACATGGAGATTTGATTATGTTATAATTATTAAGTGGTTAAAAATAAATAATATTTTAGAGAAAGGATTGATTGGTTGAAAAACAAAGGTAACTGTTGGAAACCTGTTAAGAAAAATAAATCTCCACCTTCTTTCAATATATTTTTATAAGATCATGTGCATTAAATAATAAAATAAATTATTGAAAGAAGGAATACATAATATGGCAAAGAAAGAAGATAAAAAACCACTAAAAAAAGGGCAATCATCGTTTCAATTAATCGGAGAAGCTAAACTATCAGACTTTACATTTAAAATGGATGAGACTACTACAAAATCTGATTGGGTTTGGAATAAACTAAATCTTGGGGTGGATTGTGGTGGTGGCAATGTTGTCTATGCTGACTTAATGGGTGGATATGGTTCTGAAAGAGATAATATTCTCTATGTGCACGGTGTAAAAAAGAATGATAAAGATAAAGATGTTGACGATTATAAAAATCAGTTTACAATTGCTTGGGAAGATAGATTTGACGAAGAAATTCTTGAAACTATCGGCAATCAATGTTTTATTACAGTTGGACTAGAAAAGGATATTAAAGAAAAAACATTTGCAAAAACTTTCTTATCACCATATGATGCCATTGAATATATACAAGAACATCTGAAAAACGGAATGGTTGTTAATATTAAAGGTGACTACGTATACAAAACATATCAAGACTCAACTCAGGCGGTAAAAGAAATTACGAGTATATTTTTATCAAAGGTTGATGATCCATCAAAATACAAAGCAGTATTCACCCAAACCATTCTTCTTGATAAAGATAGTGTTGGTAAACTAGATAAAGAAAAAGCTATTTACCCTATCTATGCTAAGGTTGTAGATTATGTAAAAGAATATGATGGCAAGTTGGTAAAACAAAATATCGCATTTGATAAAATATTTGAACTTGAAGTGGATAAAGTTAAACCAGAAAATACTAAGAAATTCCTTGATAAAGTTTTAAAAGTAAAGAAAGATATCACAGAAGTTACTATTGAGGGAGATATTATTGAAGGTCAATCTTTAGTTAATATCACTGAGTCAGATATTCCTGCTGACATCATGGAACTTATTGATATGGGTGCTTATACTATGGAAGACGCTATTAATAAACTAGCCGTAGGTGGAAGTAAGGAAAAGAAAATGGTGATTCGTAGACCTGCAATCAAAATGGTTGGAGAAGATGACAATAAAAAACCTATAATTCTAAAAACAGAAGGTCAATATAAGGATGAGGACTTACTTTTTGACTTCATGATTAAAAAAGAAGAGTCAGAAGAAAGCGATGCAGAAAACAATGAAGAAGAGGAAAAAGACGAAGAAGATTTGTCTTGGATGGATGCATTAGATGAAGAAAACGGAGAAAATCAAGAGTAATAATCGAGAGTAATAAACAAAGGAGAGGGAGTTAAACCTCTCTCCTTACCAATGAAAATAAAATAGTTGAAAGAAGGTAAACTTTTTGGCAGAGAGAAAATTTGGTAAGAAGAACATTATTAAGGTAGATCCTTTAGCATATAACTTAGGTTTAATTGGACTAAGTGGTATTGGTAAAACCACACTCGCAAAAGAGGTGTGTGAGGAACTCGTAGGAGAAGATGGTTATATTATTGCCAACGTAGGTAGAGAGGATGGAATTGATGCAATCGCTGGTGCGATATATGAGGATATTCCAGATTGGGATACTTTTGAGGAATTTACAACAGATATCATAGAAAATAAGTTAACAGATTATAAGGATTTAAAGGTTATAGTATGGGATACCATTGATGAATTAATTCGCATTGCAGAACCAGAGGCTATTAGACTTTCTAATAAAGATCAATACGGAAAAAAAGACCCTAAGATTGTTAAGACAATTAATGGAGCTTGGGGTGGTTTTGGTAAAGGTGAAATATATACTATTGACATGATTATGGGGGTACTATGGGAGTTAAAAAGAGTTGGAGTGGCTATGTTTTTAGTTGGTCATACAAAAGAAAGAACAATGACAGATGCAGTATCAGGTACTGAGTACAATATTATTACAACGAATATGCAACTTAATTATTTTACTGCACTAAAAACAAAATTACATATTCTTGGTGTAGCAAGCATTGATAGAGAAATTGTTATGGAAAAGACTGGCAAGAAAGATTTAGCAGGGAAAGACAAAATTAAAGGTCATGTAAAAAATGAAAGTAGGAAAATTACTTTCAGAGATGACAATTTTAATGTAGATTCAAAATCAAGATTTTCTGAAATCATAGATTCAATTGAGTTTAATTCATCAGATTTTATCAAAGCTGTTGAGGATGCCATTAAAATTGAACACGATAAACAATCTGGAAATAAGTCAATTGAAGAAACAAAAGTAGAACAAGCAGTAGAAAAAGATAAGGTTGTAGAAAAAAATGTCTCTGAAAAGAAAGAAGAACTTGCAGGTTTAGAAGTAGAAAAACTTGTAGCAATGATTACTAGTTTTGTAAAAATAAACAAATCAAATTCTGAAATTTTAAAACCACTGCTCCTAAAAAGTAAAGAGTTAGGATATGTAAACCCTACAAAAGTTGATAATTTAGAACATGCAAATATATTATTTGATTTGATAGATGGTAAATAAATAATAAATGGGAGGGAATTAATTTTCCTCCCTAAACTTACAATTAGAGGTGAGAGAGTATGACTGTTAAACCTAGAAAAGACCAAGATTGGATTGATCTTTATGAGTATGTTAAAAAAGAAATTATGGAATATACTCCTGATATAAAATTACCAAAGTATATAATATTAAGATTAAAAGGTCTTGCGTCAGGGCAATTCCTAGCAAACAAGAAGCAAACTCCTATGTGTAGTTATGAATTTAAAACTATTTTATATACTTTTAAGTTATGTAGACCAAATATATTAGTCGGTTTTAGAACCAATAATACCAAGTTTACAGATGAAAAGCACAAATTCAATTATGCAATGGTTATTATCGAAGGAAATATTAATGATATGGTAATAAGATTAAGAAATGCTGAAAATGCAAAAACAAAAGCTGAGAATATAGATATGGAAAATATTTATCATGAGGGAGCAGAATATCAACCTAAGACTAAAAAACTAAGTTACACATTAGAAGATTTATGGTAAAAAGGTAGGTGACAACTATTACTCAAACTAACAAGACAAAAGATACAAAGTTAACTCCATTTGAAGAGGAATTATTAAAATCAAGTAAGAAAATAAGAGAATACAAAAAAGCATGTGAAGCAAACATAGTGAGTATCCTTTGGAAAAACCATGATCTGTATTATACATACGATAATTTAAAACTTGCAAATTTTACAGAAAATGTTTGGAAGGTTTATTGGCAGATAGGTTACGACATAGTAATCAAAGAAAAAAAGCAAGTGCTTGACGACATAACTGTAGGACTATATCTAGAAAAGCACTTGAAGTTAAAAGAACAATATGAAAAATATAAAGGTTATGAAACAATTGAAAATGCAAAAGCATATGTGAAGACCGAAAATATGGATGGATATATTAATGAACTTCATAAATGGAATGCTGTATTAGATTTATTAAAAAGAAAATTTCCTATTTTCGATAGAATTAGTGATTTTGTAGATATGACATCTGAACAAATATATGACGAGTTCGAAGCAGTATTGAATCATGTTTTTGTTAACGTTGAAGGTGATGATATTACCCATGATATTTCTGATGATTTAGATGAATTAATCGAAGAACTAGATCAAGGAATGGCGGTAGGTTTACCTTTGCATAATACACCAACGCTAAATAAAGAAGTTGGCGGTAATCTTGAAGGAAATATTACTCTTGTCGGTGGACTTAGTGGTGTTGGTAAAACCGCACTTAGCAGGATTTTAATTCTTCCAAGTATATTAGAACATAAAGAAAAAATAGTCATAATGATAAACGAAGAAGGTAAAAAGAAATGGCAACGTGAATTTTTGGTTTGGGTAGCTAATAATATCTTCAAAGAAGATTTACAAAAATATATCGTCCGAGATGGTAGATATAAACCAGAAGTAAAAGCACTACTTAAGAAATGTTCTGAATGGGTTAAGCAATATAAAAACACAATTATACTAAAACCATTCACTCAATATACTACAGCGAAGGCTATTAAAACAATAAAAAAGTATGCTAGTATGGGTGTAAAATACTTCATGTTAGATACATATAAAGCAGATTCTAAGGCATCAAGCAGTGAGTCATTTTGGTTCAGTATGCAACAAAATATGGTTGAAATTAATGATGTGATTAAATCAGAAGCGAAGAATGTACATATTTGGATTACATTTCAATTAAGTAAAGGTAGTTCAAAACAAAGATACTATGATCAAGACAATATAGGTATGGCAAAGAATATTATTGACGTTGCATCAACTTGTTTGATGATTAGAAAGGTATTTGAAGATGAAATAGAGGGAGGTAAGCGCGAGTTAGATGTTTACAGGAAAGAAAAAAGACAAGGTAATACCGAATCACAAATTCCTGTAAAATTAAAGAAAGGTAAAAACTATCAGATTATATTTATTGTTAAGAATCGCGAAGGTAGTACAAATGATTATCAGATCGTTGTGGAGCACGACCTTTCAAGAAACACATACAAAGAGGTTGGTTATACAGTAGTTCCAGTAGATTTCTAAAAAGGGGATGGTGATATGACAGCAAATGAACTTATCCAGTACATTATTGATAATGACAAAATTTTAAATATACTTGAAGACTTAGGTTGTCATCATCTTAAGGAATACGGCAAGGAATATAGGTGTGGATTACCTACTCATTCAAGCAAGGATGCTATTTCGATTAAAAAAGAAACGCTTAAAACTAAAGTATTTCAATCTAATAGTAATATTATTAGAGGCAATATATTTACACTATGTCAAACTATCAAAAATTATTCGTTTTCAGAAGCTAATAGATATATACACAATCTATTTGGCCTTGAATATAAATTCAAATTCAATAAAAAGAACGATACTGATTTTAAAGACCCATTAGAAATTTTCAAGAAGGTAAAAAAGAAAAAGTATACAGATATAAATAATTTAGATGTAATAAACGAAGACTGTTTGAGCGAGTATATACCATACATCCATATAGAATGGGTTAGAGAAGATGGTATTATGCCTTGGACATCAAAAGTATTTAATATTGGATATAGTGTAAATAAAAAGAGAATAGTTATTCCTCATCGGTATTGGAGTGGAGAAAAAAATGATTATGTAGGTGTTATAGGTAGAACAGTAATTAAAGAATGGGAGATGTTAGATATACCAAAATATTTCCCATTAAAAAACTTCCCTAAGAGCATGAATATCTATGGACTACAAGAGAATTATCAAACCATACAAGAAACAGGATATTGTGTTCTGTACGAGGCAGAAAAGAGCGTTTTAAAGCGTCATAGTAGGAATGATGGTACTGGTGTTGCTGTGTGTTGTCATGATATCTCAGATGAACAGGTAAAGATCCTAATTGGGTTAAATGTTGATGTAGTTATTGCTTTTGATAAGGGAATTTCAATAGAACATATAAGAAGTGCCTGTGATCGTTTTTATGGTATTAGGACTGTATATTACATATATGATAAATATGGTTTGCTAAAAGAAAAAATGAGTCCTGCGGATACAACTAATCGTTTTTACAACTATTTGTTTAAATACAAAACTCTTTATGACGAAACGGAACATAAAACACATATGAAATATTTAGAAAGTAGGTAATCAATTTAAGTGTATAATATTAATCTAGAATTAGAGAGCAGAATTGATAGAGAAAAATATATCGGAAAAATATTCGAATCAAAACATTATGGTGAATTTTCAGTTAAAGGCGTATACGGAAAAGACAGAACTGGCACGAAAACTTACGTATGTGAATTTGTAAAAACAAAATACCAATCAATAGTTACTGCTGGAAATATTAATAAAGGAAATGCAAAAGATTTATTATTGCCAAGTATTTATAATCATGGATATATAGGAAACTTTTATAATAATGTAAGGGAGTTGAAGTCCTATGTAACATGGGTAAATATGCTAAAAAGAGTATACAGTAAAGACGAGTTAGTTAAAAATCCTACTTATATTGATGCTTTTATAAATGAACGTTGGCATTGTTTTAAAAATTTTAATGAAGATTATAGCAAAATACTAGGCGTTGATAAAATTATTGAATATCCTAATATAAAATTTTGCTTAGACAAAGATATAATTACAGATACGAAAACTTATAGTTTAAATAATTGCTGTTTTATTCCAGAACAAATAAATAATATTTTTATTAATAAGCAAATTACAAATACTGCAGGGTATGAGGGTACTTATTATTTAGAAGATGATCTTGTGTATATTTCTGCTGTAAAATATAAAGGTAAGAAAATAAGTCTTGGTAGATTTTTAGATGTAAGAGAAGCATATGAAAAATATCATATCAAAAAGAAAGAGATACTTTTATTATATTTGAAAGATTTTTATTGGATAGACAGTAAAATTAAAAATGCTTGTTTAAACAAATTAGAAAGACAGTATACCCAAACAATAAATAATAATATAAAGGTGGTTATATAGTGGCTCGAAAAACAGGCGAAGAATTAGAAAAACTAAAAAAGAAATATAATGTTCACCAACTCTGGAGTTGGAGTAGATATAATTGTTATAAAAATTCAGTATACGAATTCTATCTTAAATACATAGCAAAAGTAAAAGAAGACAGAGATGATGGTATTTATGGGGTAAGTGGTAATGCGTGTCATGGAATTCTAGAGAAATTCTACTCTAAGGAAATCGAATATGAAGATATGCTACAAGAATATGAAAACGTATTATTTACATTCAATGCAGGAGAGTTAAAATATGATAGGACTAATGAAGAAAAAAATAATAATATTGCTAATAAGTATGAATCATGTCTAAGACATTTCTTCCAAAATCATAAAGTTATTAATAACAAAAAAGTAGAAATAGAAAAATTTATTATTGTAAAAGTTAATAATTTTATATTTCAAGGCTATATTGACTTTATCCACAAAGAAGATGGTTATTTTATTATCACGGATTGGAAAACTTCAAGCATATATACAGGTAAAAAAATAGACAAAGAAAAAGGACAGTTGGTTTTATATGCCGAAGCTTTAATACAGCTTGGAGTACCTTTAGAAAAGATAAAAATAAGATGGGATTTCCTAAAATATGTAATTGTAGAAGTGCAACAGGCGAATGAAAAAATAGTTGAGAGGAATATTGCGAGGAACGAGATTGGGTCTAGTTTAAAATCAAACGCTAAGATGTGGCTCAAAAAAGCGAAATGTTACTCAGACGAAGAAATTGAATCATATTTAGAGTTATTAGTTATGACAAATGATATAAATAGTTTGCCAGAAGACATAAAAATAAAATACAAACTCAGTGACTGTTATGTTTATATACCATTCTCACAAGAAGAAATTAAGAAACTCAAGGCAGATATTGTAGATGCTATTGTAGATATTGGCAAAAAAGAATGTGAATATATGAAAACTAAAGATGAAAATGTATGGTGGGAAGAAGTAACTGATTCTGAATCATACTTCTTTGCAAATCTGAGTGGATATAGTGCAAACTTGCATAAACCATATGCTGTTTATTTAGAAAAGAGAAAATATTTTAGTTCGGCAGATAATAAAAAGGATGAAGACGATTTAAGTTGGATGGATAACCTATGAGATTAGGAGGATTATAATTTGATAGAGAATTATGTAAGATACCACGTTCATGACGATACAAGCAATTGCAATGGTTATTCTGATTCTTGTACTAGTTATAAAGAGTATATCAAACTTGCTAAAAAAGAAAAATGTAAAGCATTAGCGTTTTCTAACCACGGAGGAATGTACGATTGGATAAAAAAGAAACAGGATTGTGATAAAGCAGGAATTAAATACATACATGGTATTGAATCATATATGTGTACTAAATATGAATCAGATGAGAGAGGATATCATATAGGACTATACGCCAAGAATTATAATGGAGTATTAGAATTAAATACTTTAAATTCAAAATCTACCTCTAAGGGAAAACTTGAGAACAAAACAGATAGGCATATGTATTATAATCCTAGAATATCGTTTGAAGACTTAATGAATACAAGCGAAAATATTATAATTACAACTGCTTGTT